CCAATGTTCAACTCGAACGTTAAGGAGTCACCCGGTCGCGAACCAAAGTTTCGTATCAAGGTGGACACGACCATGGAAGACCAAATCAAAGCGAGTGTTTTTGATGCGGATAAAAACCCAAAGAACGACGATGTGACGAACGGTCTCTACGCAAGAAATTCGGGGCATGCTATCGTGGAATTGAACAGCGTGTATTTCTTGAACAGAAAGTTTGGGTGTACATGGAAATTACATCAACTCGTCGTCTACGAGCCTCAGAATCTAAAGGGGTTTCAATTTATCATTTAAAAGTAGAATACTATAAATCGCCTGTGCCTCCTTAAGCAATTTACCCTGAACCCTGGTAAATTTCTTTGGGTCTATACCCATCTTGATTTTAGCCATTTTGACAGACATGTCCCATTTCGCAAGAGTCATGCTTACTTATTATCCTTGATTATTTTTTTGTACGTCTTCGTATCCTTGGCGGGTACGAGACAGAACGCACCCTTCTTCGCAGTCTTTTTCTTGGCCAAGTCAATGAACGCCTTGAACTTGGGGTTCTTCTTGAGCGACTTCTTGGCCGCCTTGCTCGCCGCCTTGGACACGATGCGACCATCCTTCATCATCAGATCCTTCTTGGCGAGACCACCGGGAGTCTTGTCAGCAGTACCATGGAAAACTTCAGCGCGGGAACCAATCATCTTTTACATTACGCTTTGAAAATTTTCTTGATGTCCAGAATTGAAATCTTATCACTCGTCCTGTTGACTGGGATCTGATTTTCAATTCGTTCATCGTTAAGCACCTTTGAGCATACGATGGACTTGTGACCCTGGAGAGCCATCATCTCCTCTTCGACACTCACAAAACGCGAACACTCTTTGTACACCAACTTTTTGACGTATACGGGTTTAGTCTGACCCGTTCGATGCGCCCTGCCGATGGCTTGGAGTTCTGTCGCAGGGTTCCATGAAGGTGCTGTGATATACACTCGAGTCGCTTCCTGAAGGTTGAGACCCTGACCACCACACTTTATCTGAATGATAAGTACCGCTCCCGGTGCAGCCTTTTTGAAATCTTCAATCTGTCTGACGCGCTCCTCTTTGGGTACAGAACCATCGATTCTGTAGACGGGTCTCGTGAGATTCTTATGAATGTGGTTCATCTCACCCCTGAACTGACAGAAGATGAGGGTCTTTTCATCTGGGTGGCCATCAATCATATGGAAAAGAGTCTCCATCTTGTTGGAGCGACCCACCCACTTCTCCGCTTGAGTCTCATTTTGCTTCGCCACGCCATCGAGGTACATCTGAGGCCAGATCATCGCCTGACGCGCACGAAGAAGACACTCCAAAATCACCATATTTTTGGCGTTCAAGCTTTGGGCATGTCTGAACGCTTCGCGAATCGTATCCTGTGCCTCAAGGAACACAATCTCATACAACTGCTTTTCATCTGGAAACATCTCCAACTCCACATTCTCAAAGAAGCATGGGGGTAGTCTCAAACGCTCATTGATTTGAGCCAGGTCTTCTTTGGTGCGTCGAAGGATGTAGATGTCCTTGATCTTGCTTGTCATACCCTGTACGACCACCTTGGAGAGACCCAAAAAGGTACAGAGAGACACAAAGTCCTCCATCGAATTGAACACTGGGGTGCCAGTCACAATCCACTTGATTTGAGTCTGAAGGCGACACACACTCTTGAACAACTTGGACTTCTTGTTTCGAATCTCGTGGGCTTCATCCAAGATGACCCGGTCCCATTGCACCATATGAAGAGGGGACTTCTCCTGTAGTGAGAGGAGTGAATAAGGTGCGAGTGTCACGTCAGCTTCTCTGATTCTCCTATCTGGACCATCAAAGATATTGATCGTCAAGTTTGGGGCGAATCTGTTAATCTCCTCGACCCATTGGGTGATAATAGATTTGGGTACGATGATGAGTGTGCGTGCTTTGGGTTTCCAAGCATAGTGGAAACGATCTGCACAGTCTTACCCAGACCCATTTCGTCACAGAGGAACCCACCTTTAGGTCCCGACGTTTGGCTCTCCATCGTGAGCATCCAAAGAACACCTTCACGCTGGTAGGGGGCAAACAGACGACCATTGAGGGTATCTTTGGCGCGGTTATATTGTTCTTCAATCGTCATCGTATGGATCTTCTTCCGGGAGGGGTTCAATCTCACAGACAATTGGTTCAGGTTCCTTCTTTTTACGAGTCTTCTTCAACTTAGGTTTTGGAAGTTCATCGAGATGTTCACGGTAATATAAAACTTTCTTCCAAAATTCATCCATCACTGGGAGGTACTTTTTGAACCATTCACGATCTCTTTTCACATTCGTGACATCAAACTCCTCCGGTCTTGGCCAGTTTGTTTCCGCAGGTTTATACTGAATAAAGTCTGCTTCTTCCAGGTCTAAAATCTCCATACACAGTTGAAGCTGTGGCATGTAATGTTCGGGGACTTCACCGGGAATGATTGCTCTCTGTGGTGGACACTTAATCTCAACGAGCTTACCCGACTCTGAAACGCCATCTGGACTTCCACCCAACCATTTATGTTCTGGGTGAGGACATAACCCCAATTCATGCACAACTTCTCCATGCCTCTGTTCGTAGATAATGCGAGCCTCGTCTTCATAGAGTTCACCGTGACGGGTGGCAGCATTCCCCATGAATTTCTCACCAAGTCCACATTTCTTCAAAAGGAGTTTCTCAGGTGTCTCGTATTTATTTACACCAATAGCCGAGGCTGCATCACTCGCAGTCAACATATTTCCACGGAGTTCAAGCCATTCCTCTGACTTCTGTGCCGCGTATTCTCTTTCAATTAGGGCCTTGACATTCGGATGCATCTTGAATTAATTAAGATTGTAAGTTTTAAGTTCCTCCAACACCTGAAAGTACATCTGGGCAGCGTTTTGCTCCGCCTGTTTCTTACTCTTCGCCACACCCCTAGAACAGAAGGTATTGTTGATGTAGATATCGATGTAGAAGAGACCCTCGTGGTGTGCAGCAACTCTGTAATCAGGTAATTCCCAGTTATTGACTTGGCAGTGACGCATGAGGTGGTCCTTGAAATTGTCATCTACCATGATGGAGTTCATATCAATCATATCTGGGTCCTGGTAAATTCTCAAAATAAACTCCTTCGCGTGGATGAGACCAATATCCATGTAGATAGCACCGATGAGCGACTCAAAAACATCTTCAAGGATTTTAGGGTTGTTATTCCACCCATTGCGCATACCCTTCTCGTCCATGATGACGAGTTTCTCGAGACCCAACTTCAATGCAATCTTGGCTAATGTTTCACCACGAACGAGCTTTGTGCGAGCTTTCGTGAGGAAACCTTCTTGACGACTTTCATATCTATCAAACAGGAACTTAGTAATGACAAAACCAAGTACAGAATCACCTATAAATTCAAGAGTCTCGAAGGACTCGTTAAATTGTTCATACTCCTTGAGAGCAGATTTATGTGTAAAAGCCTTTTGGTACAAATCAAGATTTTTGACCTTTGTAGCAAAGAGCGTCTCAGCCATCTCCTTTGTGAGGAAAGTGACCATCGTTGTTATGTTATGTATGTGTTATTTTTTTAAGCCTTCTCCTCCTCCTTCTTAACGTAGTGGGGGCTCAGGTACTTCTGGAGGTTAAGGTAAGTCACCTGGACGTCCGCGGGAGGCGCGAGGAGGTCGCGAAGCTTGTCGTCGAGGATAATCTGACGACCGTTGTCGGGGTGCTTGAGACCCTTCTCGGTGATGTACTTGTTGACAATCTTGGTCACCTCGGAACGGGAGACTGAGCTCACCAGCGGGAAGTCCGAGAAACTCGCGCAACTTAGGCGTCACATCCTGCTTACGGTTGAATCCGTTGTTGGCGGCACGAGCCTTAGCCTTCTCACCATCTGGGATCTTCCTGAGTGTTCTTCACCTTGCGGATGAGCTTGGTGAGGTTCTTGATGTCGTTGCGGAGAGCGGCGATTTCGGTCTGAATGGTTTCGAGAGACATTATATCTTTCTTACTCGCGTAACCTTTAAGTCTATGTAGAGTAGAAAGAATAGTACCGTGATTGCTGTTAGGATTAAAGCATTCACCTGAAATGGGGTGAACTGGAAGACTTTGTTGGGGCGTTCTAGTACTCTAAATGGTGGTCTCGAACCATCATTGGTACATCCTCCGAAGCAGCAGTCTTCGGGGCAGGGGAGAACATTGGAACCGCGACGAACTCCACAGAATTGGTTTGAATTTCCCATATAAGCATAACACCTGCATTCGTCTATCACTTTGCAGACCATTTATTATATCATGATATAATAATGGATGAGTATATATATTCGAAGTCAACCATCGATAAATTTTTGAATGAGAATCTCATGTTCAAGGATGCCAAGCTGAAGAAATACTATGAGCGCGATGAACAGAGAGACCTTGGAAAGTTCAGGTCTCGCGTAGCGACTACACACAAATCCAAAGATTTTGAAAAAGTTATATATGCCCTTGTGACAGACTGTACACGTGATATCTTATTGGAAACTCTCGGAGAAATCACAAATTTTATGAAGGACATGGGTGACATCATCGTGAGTGGTGGAGAGGCGTTCAACTTGTACACTGACTACGAGCAACACGTGGTCACGAGTGACATCGACGCCAAGTTTGTCCCGCGAATGGCGGTAAATCCAAAATTCTTTGGAAAACTTCAGGCGACCAAACTCATTCTCTGGAACAAGATGGGTGAGATTGCGAAAAGTTTGAATACACGAATCAAGACCCGAATCCTTGCGATGAAAAAGAAGTACCCCAAGGTTTTCAAGTACCTCGGTATCAGTTTCAAGCAGAAGGGTCCCTACGTCACTCGGAGGTACACTCTTATCAAGAAGAAGAAGACTCGAAACAATGCCCAGCCAGGGAAGGGTGATGTGTTCATCGATGTGGAACTCTTCGCCCTCGACCTTAATATTCGTTTCTTCTCTCCAGAGACGGGTAAAATTGAGGATGTGACTCTAGGTGGTCTTTTGGACATCCCCTTTATGCGTCCCAAAGAGTTTGGATATGAGGTTGTCCTTTCTCGTAAGAGAGGTGTCACCTACAGGAACCCGATGAACGGTAAGAAGGTCACGAACAACAAACTGTATGTCGCCAGCAAGGAGTTTCTCATCGAGGACATCTATCTCATGCAAAAACTCAAATTACGCCCGAGAAAATTGAGAAAGACCGTCAGCGTCTGGTTCGCCTCGGACAGTCTTTCAGTAAGAGTGTCAAGGCGTCTGACACTATCGAAGAGGTGTTCAAGAAGGTGCGTACGAAAATCACTAAAAAGCGTACACCAGCTACCAAGAAAAATGCGCAAGTATCCGTCAGTAAGGCGATGCGTGTAGACCCTTACAAGTACAAAAACTTTACGACGAAACCCTCTGACGAACGTCTCTCCAAGCAGTTTGTCCACGGTCTCAAACCTGTCGTAAAAAACACCAATGTCCAGGGATATGAGAAAACATCAGGGAACAAGCGTTTCAATCTCAAAAATTTGAAGTGGAAGAATGTCAAAAACAATTCGTACGTCAAGAATGAATATTCACTGAGACCTGAGAAAGCTCAAGCACTCCCCAAAAATATGAATCTTCGTAACACTCTCTATGGGTACAATCCCAGGAGAAATGATTGGGTTCCAGAACAATTACTCAATAAGGTATCCGCCATCCCGTTTGTTGGGTTAAAGAAATGAAACACATATCATGTATAAATGATCTACAACGCCCCTACCAAAGGTGAAGATGGTCTCTACTTTGTGAAGGCTCTCAATGATGACAAGCGTAAGTCCTTCGTCCAGCTGAACGGTGTCAAGGTCTCTGACGTCACCGAGGAGGTTGTCCTTGACCTCATGTCGGAGATGAACACCCAGAAGATTGCTGATATCGATGAGAAGAACATCGTCGCTGCCCACGAGAACTGTGAGGCGTGGTTCGGTAAGAAGTTGTCCGAGAATGTTGTGAAGGGTGCCTACACCCCCAGTGTGAAGGATACTCAGGTGACCGCTGACCGCATTGAGGTGACCAAGGTGTTCAACGCGCAGCAGGAGAAGGTTGACTTTGAGATGGTTCAGCCAGGGAAGGTGTGTGATGTCATCCTCGAGTTCGCTGGTCTCTGGTTCGCCAAGAAGGCTTACGGCTCCACTTGGAATATTGTCCAGGTCAGGGTTCACGATGACCCCATCATCGACACATACCCAGAAGAATATGCCTTTGTCGACGAGACTCAGGAATAAAAAAATTGTTACATATAAATATAACACGATGATTAAGGGTCGCAATCAGAACATCCTCATGTTGGTGGCTGTCGCCGTCCTCATTTTTCTCCTCTTCAACATGAACAACAAGTCTGGCTACGCTATCGTCGAGCGTGAGTATACCCCCTTCGGTAACGGTCCCGTCGCCGCTGGCCCAGCCACCGGTCCCTCCGCTGACACTGTCTGTGGTGGTATGCAGCGTGGCACTGGTCTCGCCTCGTCGCTCCTCCCCCGTGAGGTTGCGTCCGCGGAGGACTTTGGTCAGTTTGCCCCAGAGGACATCCTCAAGGGTCAGAACTTCCTTGAGCCCCGTAAGCAGATTGGCTTCCCCGAGACTGTCGGCGGTGCGCTCCGCAACGCGAACCAGCAGATTCGCAAGGACCCCCCCAACCCCAAGGATCCCTACGTGTGGAACAACTCCACCATTGTCCCTGACCTCATGCAGCGTGGTCTTTGCGCTTAAAGATTAGGCACAAATTCTAACAAAAATGACGTCTGTATCCAATGAACTTTCCGAGAGCGTTTCCAAGCTCGTGGATCTCACTAAGCAACTTTCTGAAGCGAAAGCTGATATCAAAGTCCTAAACCAGGAGGAGAAGCGTCTAAAGGAGAATGTGAAGAAGCACATGGTAGACCAGGGCATTGATACCATTAACCTCAGGAAGGGTAAAATAAGTATTCGCAAGACTGTCAGGAAGGGGGGTATGACTAAGGATGCTGTCAGGGAGGGGCTCCTCAAGTTTTTTGGTGGAGATGAGGCGAAGGTGGAAGGAGCCCTAAATGCCATTAAGGATGGACTTAAAGTTACGGAATCCACATCCATCTCATTAACTGGTATAAAAGAAAAGCCCGAACAAGAAGATAAGTAACTGACAATGGTTTGGAGCCAGTACGTATACGAAGCGAACAACGGCTTTGATGCCGATGCTAGTGACGATGACGATTTTAATGATAACACTCCTCTGAATATCGAAGACTGGGAAGTCGAATACTCAGATGAACTCAAGATGATGTGGAATACCATCAGGACACTCCTATGTGATGTAGGATTGGAACACTCAGGACAATTTGTAGATTTTGTCGAATTTTGTTATATTGAACATGACCCTTATCATGAGCGTATGGATACACCTTATGAACAGGTGATTCATGATATTTGGAGACATATCAGGCGCATCATAAACGATAATGGTCTTCACGAGGAGATGATGCGAGGTGCTACGTACTACCATTTCGTCGACTATGCAGAAAAATATCTGAGTGTATATTAAATGCTCCCCCCTAACCTTACTTCTCAGAAGGTTGCCATTCCCGCTGCCCTTTTTTTGTCGCTCAGCCCCGGTGTGCTTCTCACCACCGCGGGCAAGAACGTCAAGTTCGCCAACCGCAAGACCAGCCAGTCCGCCGTGTTCTTCCACGCGCTCGTGTTCTTCTTGGTGTACAGCCTCATTGCCAAGGCGATGGGTCTCGTCCTCACCAAGACCGACCTGCTCGTGACGACCGCGCTCTTCATCGCGCTCAGCCCTGGTCTCCTGTTGACCCTCCCCCCAGGCTCGGGTGGTGTCCTTCCGGTCGGGTCAGACCAGCATCTCTGCGGCGCTGACCCACACGATTGTGTTTGCGGTGGTGTTTGCGCTTTTGCGTCGCCAATTTCCTCAGTTCTACTAAGTAAGAGGATGAAGTATCTCGTACTCGGTCCAGCATCCATGGGTATTTTTACCCTAATTGGAGCCTTGAAAGCACGTGAGACGGCGCTCGCAGGTGTTCAGGAAATTTCTGGGGCGTCTGCGGGTGCAATCTTAGCTTTATTCTTGGCAATGGGGATGTCGGTCGATGAAATACTTGAAAAATCAATTTCTCTAAATATCCCCAACTTTGTTAAAATACGCATCGGCTCATTTTTTAACAAATTTGGATTTGTTGATATGGGTCCCATTCGTAAAAAGTTGGTGGACATCTGTGGTTCCGATCCAACGTTTGAGGAGTTGGATATGAAAATTTACGTGTCTGCGTACTGCCTGAACACCTCTGAGACGGTCTACTTCTCTAGGGATACCCATCCCCATATGAAGGTTATTGATGCTGTGTGTATGAGCATGGCAGTCCCCTTTATATTCGCATGTGGAAACTATGATGGTCGTACATATGTTGATGGTGGAACTAAGGAGGACTACCCACTGACACCTTTCATGGATAAGAAACCCCACGAAATTACATGTATCCGAATCAAGATGGATACGATTTATAAGGAAACTATAGATACACCGAAACAATTTGTGGAGACACTCGTTCGTTCCGCACTGACAAATCGAACGACGTATAACACCCCCATACAGATGGTGGAAATAAATGTAAAAGACACGGATATTTTTGATTTCAATATGGATTATGAAGAAAAGGTGCGACTTTTCAATTTGGGATATACTTTTTTATCAGCCTAATATAAATGGATGTGGGTACATTCAAGGTGAGGTTAGCGGGACTCCCATTCCTTACTAAGAGTGATGTGTTGGCGTATCAGCAGATGGCGGCTCGTGGTGCAGACAAAAGTATACTTTTGCGTCGAGCATATAGGGACAATCAAATCAAACGGGGAATGGCAATTGCTAAGAAGCGTAAGGAGTTTGCATTGATTCTGGCTGACGTGAAACTTGGCAGGAGGAACAAGATGTCGCTTCTTCGTCTCGTCAATGATAAGACCGACTTAAAACGTCTGAAGTCACGCGCGAATAGACTTGTCGAGATACGCAAAAGGGAAGCCAAGGCAAGGCCACAACAAGCTCTTTCTCGATTTCTCACTGGACTCAAAATAAACCAGGCTGATAAAAATGCATTCATCAAACGTTTGGGTGAAGGTGAAAGTGTTGGTGTCATCAGAAAAGATGCACTCGCTCTACAACAACGCGTGGCGGCGAAGGGTGTCTCGAAAGAGCGTCAATTCTTGAAAGATGCACTCGTTCGTTTGGGACTGACCCAGGTTCAACAAGACCAGATTATGTCTAAGTTTAGACCTGGTAAGGCTGCGATTCGGGGTCTCATTCAAGAAGGGCGGAGACTGAAGCAGCTCGGCACCCAACAAAACATTACGTCAAAACGAGCCAGTCTCACAAAGCTGTCGCAGTCCCTCAACGTCGGTAAGCAGTTTGAATCGCAGATTTCTGCTGCCCAGACGGATGAAGAGATTGAGGTTCTAAGAAAGTCCATCGAGAATGCTGGTGAAACCCGACGCACCACCACGGTCGCTGAACAGAAGGAGAGACTTGTATCGGTCGCTCGTGAGTTGGGTATTTACACCACATTCGCGGGTTCCATAGCGGGTGCGAAAACTAAGGAGGATGTCGATGTTGTTCGTGTCAACTTGGTTGAATCGGGTAAGAGGAAACTTTCGGAACTCGCAGCTGAAAAGAATGTCGAGACAAAGATTCCAACAGTTATCAGTCTCGATAGACTCGTGACGTTGAAGAAGAATATTGAGAGAACTGCATCCGAACAGGTGGCTGAGAAGAGACGAAAAAATACCGAAAAATTGACACAGGAAAAACAACGATTCGTGAATTTCGTACAAAAGTCGGAACTTCCCGAAAATAAGAAGCAGGTATTCATCAATCGCATGCGTTTGAACAAGGTTGACATCCCCAAGCTTCGGGAAAATGTCAAGACGACCGTGGAAAACATGAAGAAGACGTCTCGTCAGAAAGACCTGGACGAACTTCGCGCTTATGTGAAGAATCTCAACGTTGATAAGAACAAGTTTATCAAAAATTTTGAGACGACCAACATATCCTTGACGAACGCTAAGAACAAGGTCAACGAGGCTCTTCAAAAGAAAGCTCAGGTGCAATCGAAGAAGGATGAGTTACTCAAGCGTGCAAAGACAATTTCGTACAATCTCAACGTCTCGAACCTGAAGGTGGCGAGGGAAAACCTCGAGAAAGCTTACCAAAAGAAGTTGGGTGAAGAAAAGAAGAAACTCTCCAATCTGGCACTCAGTGGTAATATAGACCTTCTCGACGATATCGCAGCGATTGACACCATCGAGGCGATTGTTCCTATGCGGGAAGTGATTCAGTCTCAGATAGGTATCATGACTAACAATCCACAGAATGTTAAAAATATTCGACACGCTATGAAGAATGAAAATAAGAAACAAAATAATGTGGGCAAACTCATATTTCATCTGAATCGAATTGGTTTGACGCCGGAGGAACAACAACCTTTCATTCAACGCCTAGTCATGAATAATCGGTCGATAAATAATGTCAAGAAAGACGCAGACAATTTTTTCATAGAAAAGTTCACCGCTTTACGTGAATCAAATCGTGAAAAATTAATCAATAGCCTTAAAAAATATAAGATAGACCGAACGAACTTCAATTACATCATGAACAAATTTAATAAAACATACATCCCTCCCCAAAAGTTACTCAACGAAGCAAAGACTATCGAGGGTTTTCGTAAACGTGAGAGACGAGTAGAAAATAATATAGATTTCATTAATTACATGGATACACTGACAGGACTTACACATGAAGACCGTCAGAGAATTAAAATGGCCCTGAACGGTTATTACATAGATTTTATACCTCTTAAAAAATCAGCCACTAACGCAGCCATCAAATCTGTGAATGCTCCCCGCGCTAAAAACAGGAAAGAACTTGTCGATTACATGAACAAGATGGGTCTCAAAAATAGAGTTAAAGTATTTTTTCTTCAAGACTTTGACACCAATGTAGCGAATTTGGCCACATTAAAGAGACAAATCACCGACCGAGTTATGAATAAAGCGGGGCAAAATAGTGTACTTTCTGGTGAGAGAATACGCCTTACCAAACGCATTAAAAGTCTTCCAAACTCGAAGAGATTTGAAAATAAGATTAAGAATATCAGAGACCTCGATGATGTTGCACGACTCGACCAGAATATCACGAACGCCTATACAGCTGTCCTACGAAAAGATATCTCAAATATGGCATTACAGTCTGGAATTAAATTTGAAATGGACTTGAGTAAGATTGTTACCGCCCAGGATGCCAACCAGGCTCGGATACGTCTTCTCGGGGCATTGGAAAATAAGAAGGGTGTGGAATACACCAAACTCCGGGAGACTATTAAAAATATGTTTCCTCAAAATCAAAACAGTCTCTTACAAAAATTTGCATCCCAAAATGTGTCACTCAAGAATGTTCTCAAGAATGCGTCCGAACTTCGAAAGAAGAGAACCGAGGAGAAACAGGCTGATGAGCGGAGGATGCTTTACGAATTCATAAACACTGAACTCAATCTTAACGTCAATGATAGGAAGAGTATACTCAAAAACTTTGATAATACGAAAAACCTCTCTACTGTACAGGTCAAAGCAACAAATCTCAAGAAGAAACGTATCACCGAGAAAATTGCTGAGAATCGTCTCAAGGTTGAAAAACTCATCGACCCCTTAAACCTCAGCAACGCTGACAAGAAAACTATTCTCAATAGCTTCAACACAAACCCTGGTAACGTTCTCGCGTTCGAGACACAAGCCAAGGCACTCAAGAAGATGCGCGTGGATGAGAAACGCTCAAATGAACGCCAACAACTCCTGGGACACCTGAAGAATTTGAAACTCTCTGAAACGAATACGAAAAAGATTATGAACGTCTTTGACAAGAATCCCGAACAGAAATTGAATGCGTCCAAGTTGAACGCCTCTAACCTACGTGTCCAGAGAAACAGGGAGCGGTTGGTGGGTGTCATGAAAAACTTGGTCATCTCAGGTGAAAATAAAAAGGCAATTCTGAAAAATTTTAGAGCTAAACCTGCCAGTGTCAATGCACTCATCACGAAAGCGAAGCAGATAAACACAAAAGCTCGGGGGCAACTCAACCTCCAGAAGCGTCTCAGAAACTACGTGGTTTCTCTCAGATTAGGTGAGAATGGAAGTAAGATAATCAAAAAAATTGACAAAACACTCACACCTGTCAGTGCTAAAACCATCAAGGCTGAAGCCGACCGTGCGAAAACTGAATCCAATGCGATACTCATACGAAAAAAGAAGGATGAAATCAAACAGTACATGAACACGTCAAACTTGAGTGAAAATGTAAAGACTTCATTCTTGAAAGGTGTGAAGCTTAACACAAATGTTAACGTACTCAAAAGAAAAATTCAGACTACAATTCAAAATCTTAAGAAACAGACGTCCAGGCGTGGAAAATTGAGGACGGAACTCAAGGTATATCTGAACTCACTGGATCTCACGAATGACGTCAAAAAACAGCTTATTGGAAGTGTTGGTGATGACACGAAGAGTATTGAGTCTCTCAAGAGACGTGCGTCTCAGATGGTCAAACAAGCCCAAAAAGGTCGACTCAGACGCGAGATGAGAAGAACGGCGGGCAAACGCCAAGAGAGTAGGGTACAAGCTAAAATCGTCCGTGGAAAAGCTCGAGCGGTGCAAAGGATAGTTTCTCGTAAACAGAAACTCGAAGAAAAGAAAAGACAGGAAGAGAAGAAACTCAAAGAAAAGAAAAGACAAGAAGAGAAACCCGTCCTTGAAAAGCACCTCTTTGGACTCACTCACTTATCTAAGCGAGAAATAAATGTATACATGAAGAGCTTCATGAATGGTAAAACAGATTTAACAAAGACGATTACTCTATCTTCAGCTAAAGATAAACAGAATGAGAAGAGTAGGAACTTCCTTCTCAATTTCGTTTCAAAACTCCCAATTAAGTCAGTAAATAAGCAGACGTATCTTACAAGTCTCAAAGTTCCAAGAGCGGATATAGCTGTGATAAGAACCAAATTGAGGAACTACGTAATCAAGCAGCCCATGCCCACTAAGGAAAAGAAACGTCTCGTTGACCAACTTCTCGGTCTCAAATAATCATACACCTTTCAACATCAAAACTTTTTTGTCAGTTTAAGATATATGATAGACGCGTGCGATCCAGACGCGGATATGAAAACCCTCAGAAAACTCATAAGGATGAATACTGGGGAGAACCTTAAACTGACAAGAGATGAAATCTGTCAGGTATACGACGATATTCAGGGTGGTAAGTTGCCTTTACCACCCCTCGTCATGAATTCAACGCGAACGTATCTCATAGATAAGAAGTCACCCCTAACAGTCAAGGACTATGAACAATATTTCAACTCCTCGACTAAAAAGAGTGTCTTGAAACGTTTCGCGAAAAAGGTTGGTCTTAAGAACATCGATGCTCTAACTAAACAAGACCTAACCGATGCCATAGGTACACGCCTCATGTACATGAAAGTCCGTGAACCTGTGAAGATTGCGAGGAGACGCATTGGTGTCAAGAAAGAGACACTAGCTCTTCCCATGAACAACACTGGTGCTGTCAACAACTTGGGTCTCCCCGTGAACAACACTGGTGCTGTCAACAACTTGGGTCTCCCCGTGAACAACACTGGTGCTGTCAACAACCTGGGTAACACTGGTGCTGTCAACAACTTGGGTAACACTGGTACTGTCAACAACTTGGGTCTCCCCAAGAATGAGGGTTTCCCCACTAACAATCTGGGTAACACTGGTACTGTGAACAACTTGGGTCTCCCCACTGACAACCTGGGTAACACGGGTCTCCCCAAGAATCAACCAAACTCTAAAATTTCTATTCCTAAAAATGGTTTGTTTAAAAAAGAACAACCACCCGCGTTTATAAGAAATTACAAACCTAAAAATCGTAACCAAAAAAGACAGATTAAGTTTAACAATGTTTTTGAAAACAAAAAACCGTTTCGTAATACATCGGAAAAGAAGAACAAACCTGGATTTTTTACTGGTATTTTCGGGAATAAGAAGCCCGTTCCCAGCCGCCGCAACAACGTGAGTCCACCAGTGGTTCCCAACCGTCGCAACAATGTGGGTCCCGTGGTTCCAAACCGTCGCAACAATGTGAGTCCACCCGTGGTTCCAAACCGTCGCAACAATGTGAGTCCACCAGTGGTTCCAAACCGTCGTAACAATGTGGGTCCCGTGGTTCCAAACCGTCGTAACAATGTGGGTCCCGTGGTTCCAAACCGTCGTAACAATATGGGTCCCGTGGTTCCAAACCGCCGCAACATCTCATCTGTCAAGGCTAAGTTCAAGACCGATTTGAAGTCTCTCAAGAAGCTGAAGCCTACGGAAGTAAATATGTTCTTGGCTCGTGTACGAACGGCAGAAAATCTTAACACGATATTCGACGATGCTCGTGCCATGAACCAGAAGAGGTATGAACAGGAAGTTCAAAATGCTGAAGCGAAAGCTCAGAGAGCGAAGACTGAACAGGAACGTAAGGCTGCTCAAGCGGAACAATTGCGTCTTGAGAAGGAACAAGAAGCTGCTCGTATCAAGGCACAAAAGAATGCGGCTCGATTGGAAAATGAGGAACGACGTGCGGAAATTACGAGGAGGGAGCGAGTCATCAAGAATGCAAAGACTGCCTTCTCAGGTGATTTAGCTACACTCAAGAAACTTTCCAAATCGGAGCGTGCTTCGTATTTGAGTCAGGTTAGAACCATCGACAATATCAATACTGTGTTCGAAAAAGCCCGTGCGGTTGATCAACAGAGATATGATCAGGAACTGGCGAATACCGAGGCTAAAGTTCAGAGAGCCAAAACTGAACAGGAACGAAAACTGGCTCAAGCTGAGCAGCGTCGTATTGAAAAGGAGCAGCAAAATGCGGAACGTTCGGCTGAGAAAAAGGCAAAGGCTCTCCAAAACCAGGAGCTTCGTGCAAAACAACGTGAATTGAAACTGGAGGAACAAAAGAGGCGCGCGAATATTCAGGCTGAGGAGAGAGCTCTCACGAACACAGCGAAGTTGGAGGAACGGAAGAGACGTACTAATATTCAGTCCAGAGAAAAGGCTTTTAAGAATGCCAAGAATTCTTTGAAACGTTCCCTTGCGGATCTCAAACTGACACCTCAACAGAGAAACGGTTTGGTGGCTCGTGTGAAAACCATCGAGAACATTGATGATATTTTCGAAGAAGGTCGTACACTCAGTCGTCAACGTTTTAACCAGAACCTGGCTAATGCTGAAGCGAAGAAGCAAAAAGCGAGAACTGAGAAGGAGCGAAAGGAGGCTGAGGCGGAGCAGAGGCGTCTCGTCAAGGAACAGGAAAACACTAAGATTCGGGCGCAAAAGAATGCGATGCGTATGAGAAACTTGGAACGCAAGATTGAGGAAGAGACGCGTAGAGAAAATATCACAAACATCGAGCGTGTCAAAAAGACCAAGATTGAAAACATTATGCGTCAAGCCAATGTAAACCGTGCGTACTTCAATAAGTATGCAGTTGGTAAGAATATCGATACACTCAACGTAAACGCTCTCAAGCAAAAAGCACTCAAAGACCGAGAACTTGCTCAGTTGGTGGCGAACCTTCAAGGTACGCGACCAGTTTTAAAGTATGTTAACAACTCGAACTACCAACGACTCTATAACAACACCAAACAGAAGCTTGAAGAAAAGAAGAAACGTGGTGTCACGAACACAATCGAGAAGAATCTCCTGAGTATCCCAGATGTAGACCAGGTGTACCTAAAGGCGTATGCTGGTAATACACCACTGAATCAAGTCAATAAACAAGCGCTGACCAACAAGGTTGCGAAAGACCGCAAGATTCGAAACATGCTTGAAAAAGCTAAGCCCTCTACATTTGGTAAGCGTAAGGTGGTGTTCATTCGCCCAGAAAATTACAACACAGAATTTGAAAAGGTGCAAAGTGTTTTGGACGCCAAAAATACCGAACGCCTCGAGAAAAATGCGCTCACTCGTCTCACAACGAATGCGGCTGTATCTGCCAACTACGTAAAGGCGTTTGCAGCTGGTAAACCCCTCGCGAATGTTCAATTGAACGCGCTCAAGCAGAAGCGGAACATGGATTTGGATGTGGCGAAGCTTAATGCGACCGATGTGAAGACAGTCTTCGGTAAATATCAGACGACAGTTCCTAATACACGAAAGCTCGTGTATATCGAACCTGACCAATACAACACTAAAAAGAGAAAAGCCGAGGAAAATCTTGAAAAGAGACGGGCTGCCAAGGCACCCAACAATGTAAAGGTGCCCAACAATGCGAAGGTCAGCCCCCTCAACCGTTTCAAGAAGGCGGCAAGGAATGTCGGGGTTGTAGAGACTATCAAAAAGGCTGGTGTGAATGCCAGGCAGCGAAAAGAGGCTGTGAGCAACGCTCTCACCACCGTAACTACAACCAATGCGAAGCCCCTCAACCGTTTCAAGAAGGCAGTGAGGAATGTCGGGGTTGTAGAGACTATCAAAAAGGCTGGTGTGAATGCCAGGCAGCGAAAAGAGGCTGTGAGCAACTTGGTGAGTAACGCTCTCACCACCGTAACTACAACCAATGTGAAGCCCCTCAACAAGGTCAATACAGCAGAAAAGCGTAGAAAGCTTCTTAACAAAATTTCAAAGTACACCAACAAACGAATTACAGGTTTTAAAGGTCGTGCTGGCAACCCTTTCAGGACGGCGGAGGAATACAACCAAATAAATGCCGAAGTGAATAAGATGATTAAACTTGTCGAGGAAGAGGCAAACACGAAGAAGAAAGTACGTGAAGGTGTGGAGTTCAAGCTCAAGCAAATTAAGGGTCTTACAAACACCGATGTTGCGGAGTTCATGAAGAAGTGGAACACTTCGAAGAACAGGACGATTTTCAATCAGGCTCGTAAGAGGGGTGCTGGTCGTGTGGCGGGTAAGGAGAAGACTGAGGAGAGAGCCAAACCCAAGGAGGGGAATAACTTCAATGCTTCTGCTGCTATGAATCAATTGAACCTGGCACCCGCTAAAAACAAACTTATGAAGAAGGCGAGGGACGAAGTTGGTCGATTTGGTGGTCGCATTGGGAAGTGGGACCCCGCCATCAAGAATGCGAAGACTGACACCGAGCTTACGAATCTGGAAAAGAAATTAAACAAGAAGCTCGAATTGCGTAGAGAAGTTCAAGGAAGTAAGATTGGACCACTGAAGAAGCGTGGTCATCTCGAAAAGGTCATGCAGCTCGCGAACAACGTGGGTCAGAGACGTAGAATATTCGAACAACAATTAACGAACCTTGCACAAAACACTAAAAAGAAGGAACTTTCCAAATATATTGTGGGGTTGAACATTCCAGCCGAAAACAAGAGTCGATATGTCAAGCAAACGAATAAACCTGGGGCGAACCTGAACCTGATTCGTCGCACGGTTAACAAACAGGTGGAAGATAAGATTGCCAAGGCTTCCAAGTCCCTGGTTGCGGATGCTATCGGTAAGATTCAGAAGAAGGAAAATAAGGAAGTGTCCAATGTTTCCAAGTCCCTCGTTGCGGGTGCGATTGAAAAGGTAAAGAAGGAGGAGGCGGCTACCAAGATTCAGGCCGCTGTCAAGGGTAAGAAGAATCGAGTTGCGGCGATGAACAAGAAGCGTGCTGAGTTTACGGAACTTGCGAAGAAGACTCAGACGAATTTCACCAAAAACATCGCAGCGATGAAGAATATGAAAAATGCCTTCAAGCTTCGCGGACGCATCGAGGGTGCGATTCGTAAGAACAAGTCTCTTGAAAACGCAAAGGCTTTGAAAGGTAAGCTGAGAGTCAATCCTCTATTTGAAGATAATGGAGAAATATCAGCTGCTGCTCTCGCACCCAAGCCTAACAAGCCTTCGTTCAGGGCTATCGTTCAGAAGGACAAGGAGAAGAGGGTCGTCAACTCGGTCAAACTGGCAGCGAAGAAAACGGCGCTCTCTCGTGCCTCTGGTCCAGAGCGTGTCAAGATGGCGAGGAATCTTGCACCAAAGACTCAGGAGGATGTCAAGAAGGTTGGCAATGCTGTGAAGGTTTTCAATCGCCAGAGTGCCACAAGTGCTATAAATCGTCTCAAGAAGTTGACACTTAACGAAAAGACGGTGTACAAGGGTAAAATAGGTCGAGCCAACACAAAGAGTGAAATTAGAGAAATTCAAGAGAGTGCAGTAAGGGTGGACGCTCGTAAGAAAGCCGAGGAGGACAAGAAGAAGGAAGAGGAGCGCAAGAAAAAGGCTGACGCGGAAGCTGAACGAACACGAAAGATGAAGGCTAAGAAGGCGACACGTGAAGCCGCTGAGAGGGCGGCAGAGTCTGCCAAAAAGATGCTCACCGAGACTGAGAAGATGAAGGCGAAAGCCAAGGAGAACAAGAAGTTCAACAACAAACTTGCCGAAAAGAGGCGACTTTTGAGAGAAAGAGAAGCTAAGTCGGAACCCAAAAAGCGAAAACCCAAGAAAAAACAATGATTCACCCCGACGACGATTGCACGGTAGTGACTGATATGCCCCTCAGTGACGAAGTCGCCGACTTTATTGAACAGGGTCTCCACCGAGATATGTCCAAGGAGGATGTAGAGGACTGGTGTGACCAAAATTTAGAGAATGTCGTAGCCATTTATGAGAAGTATCGGGGTACATACTTGTCATATGGACAGGCAGACATGACTCTCTTTTTTGCACAGACTGTCTATGAGAGAGATGACGCTCGTGAGATGATTAGTCAATTTGTAGATTTTCAATAAAACGAGAACGCTTCGATTTCTTTTTCAACTGGTCTAGACCTGTACCCTTCAGTTGCGGAAGAACCACCTGTCATGAGACCAGCTCGCATCGACATATGGTTGTTCCATGTTTGTGGATAAATGCGTATAGCCGATGTGTTTATAGGAGCCTTGAAGAACACGTTGGCTTGGCTCGACTGAACGACACCTTCAAAAGTGTAGCCACCGTCAACATCCACCCAAGCACCCGCCGAATCCTTGTACTGAGCCTTGAAAGATGTGACGAATTGATTTTTCCAAACGCCATCGGGTCGCCCCTTAATAACAACACCCGAAATGTCAGTGGCACTGCCATTATCGAGTTGATACCATTTTCCAACCGCATTAGTGTCGGCGGACCATGCACGATTCGAATCTAATCGACCCGCGCCATGACTGGTGCCGATGGCGTCACCACCCCAATTCCCAGATGAAGTGTGACCACTGTATGGTACATCAATAATAGTGGGGGTCTTGTTTGTCCTGGTCTCACCGGCGACGATATCAGCACGGAGGGACATGTGACCATTGTATGTCTGTGGGTAAATACGAATATACCTAGCATCCACGGGGGTATCGAAAGTCACATCTACCTGTGTCTCCATGTCCGTGTTACCTGTATAAACCTTACCATTGTCAACATCTGTCCATGTTCCAGTGGGACCCTTGGACTTGACTTTAAAAGTTGTTACCCACTGGTTATGCGCAGCCGCACGCCCCTTAATGGCGACACCCGTAATCTTACCAACCACACCATTGTCAAGTTGGTACCACTCACCCACTGTGTTGTTCTGGGCTGACCACCCCTGTACGGAATCTAGACGACCACGCCCGTGGCCAACACCGATGGCTTCACCTGACCATACCGTCGAGGCACTGCGCATAGTTTCTGGGGTGTCACGGAGGACTGGGGTTGGGGGTGTGTAAGTGTCTTGACCGTCGGCACCACCAGCGCCACCGGCTCCATCGTCCTCCTCACCCCCACTCATCATTAGGGCAGCCCCAACACTAGATGAAAGGCACATCATACCCAAACCTGCAATCATTGCGACTTGAGCCATTGTTGTATACTTTACTCTAAGTTTTTTTTCGGTTAAAGAAATAACCTGCCTTTAATTTAATGGAAGATTGTGATGTGTGTTGTGAAAAGTTCAACAAGATAAATCACAAAAAAGTTGAATGTCCCTTTTGTGATTTAGTCAGTTGTAGGTCATGCTGCCAACGATACATCATAGACTCATTCGAAGACCCTCACTGTATGGGGTGTAAGACTCTCTGGAATCGAGAATTTGTCGATACGTTCTGTACCAAATATTTCAGGAATACGACACTCAGGCGACACCGAGAGGATGTACTCTTTGAGAGGGAAAAGGCACTCATGCCTGAAACACAACCCGAGGTTGAGAGAATACTCTATATGAGAAAACTTCGGCGAGTACTTCGAACACAGAAAGAGCGCTTGATAGAACTCCACCACAAGTACAAGACGTTCGAAAATGAGTTTGACCGTGTCCTACAGATTCACCCAGATATTAGGAATCTCTACCGAGATATGGAGCGAGTCTATAGGGAACTCGAACAAGTTAGAAACAGTGGCAGGATTGTGGATGGAGACCAGAAGAAATTTGTGCGTCAATGCCCCCGTGAAGAATGTAAGGGATTCCTGAATGAACACTGGTTTTGTGGTCTATGTGACGTCTACTACTGTAAAGAGTGCAACGAAAAGCGCACTGATGGGCATGAATGTGACCCCAACGTCGTGGAGACGATGAAACTCTTGAACAAAGACAGTAAATCCTGCCCCAAGTGTGGTACAGTGATTCACAAGACGAGTGGGTGCGCACAGATGTGGTGCATCTCATGTCACACAGCATTCAACTGGCGTACTGGGGAAATTGAGACTGGTCGGATACACAATCCACACTTTATCGAGTTCAAAAAGAAGACTATGATGTCCCGAGAACATGGAGACATACCGTGTGGTGGCACCCCAACATTCAGGGAACTGCGTGAAACAGGTGCCACAAATGAGATTCTTCAATACTCCATGGCTATACATCAAGTTGAGTGGGAAAATATGAACATTGACCTTGAACCTACAAATAATTTACAGATTCGTGTAGCATACATGTTAAATGATATCACAGAAAAAGATTTTAAGGTGTTTTTGCAGAGGCAGGAAAAGTTTAAGGAAAAGACTAGGGACATCTCTAACATTTTCGAGATGATGGCAAATACAGGTGGTGACCTCCTCCGACAGTACGTTCTCGAACCCGACCGTCACAATGAAATTGTAGAACTTCTCCAAAAGATTATCGACTATGGGAATGAAGTCTTTGAAACAATACGTAAAAGATATAATAGTAAGATACCCCGAAATATTTATGTATGATTACAATAAGATGATACTTCTCCTATTCTTAATCATTATTGTCCTCTATCTAATACCAGTATACAGGGAACCACGGGTCATGAAAAACTTTCTGACAGAGGAGGAGTGTGAGTACATCAAGAAGAAAGCTGAGAAGAACCTTCAAACTTCCACTATAGGAAGTGATTACAGGGTTGATGAGAGTATACGTAAGAGTGAGACTGCGTGGCTCTCCAAGAGAGACCCCGTAGTTAGGAACATCATCAATAGATGCTTGAAGTACACAGACCGACCCTTCCAAAACTGCGAAAAACTTCAAGTTCTTCGATACACACCCGGTGGACACTATGCACCTCACCAAGATGTTATCGATACTCAGAAGAATCCTCGAATGTATACGTTCATTTTTGCTCTAAATGGTGACTATGAGGGTGGTGAGACTGAGTTTCCAAAAATAGAAAAGAAGTTCAAACTCGAAAAGGGTGATGTCCTCTTCTTCGACACCCTCGACAACTATGAGCTTGATACGTCCAAGGCTTTACACGGTGGGAGACCTGTAAAGTCTGGTGAAAAATGGGTATGTAATCTATGGGTTCATAAATTTAAATATTGATATATCATCATGTCGAATGCACTGACACCACCAAGAAGGTTCGTGACGGGTGCAAATAATTACATTCGATAAGATAAATTAAAAGCTAATGTTATCCTCCCAGGTTTTTTTACCGATTTAACTTCATGTGGAAGTAAATTAGAAAAAATGATGACAGAGCCCTCACCTATGTCATCAACTTTAGATGTATCAAATTCAACCGAAGTACCATCTTTTAGAAAGGGTAACGTTTTTTCCATGAGTTTAAATTGTAAACTATTTCGTTCATTATCATCGTGTAACACATACACAACCGACATTATAGGTTGATATTCCGAAATTAGGTCCCTACTATTTAAATGGTCATGTAGTTCTTGAAAGTCACCAGTTTTATAAATATTAAACCAATAATTCGTCACATACAAATTTTTGATTTTCAGTGTTCGGATAAACATGTCATCTGTTTCTTTCATCATATTCAGTATCGGTTTGAATACTATGTTTCTAAGTTGTTCTTGATTTAAAAACTGAAAATCTTCAGAAATACTTGTAGTTACGTCACATTTACTAAAAGGGTTATGCAACTTATTATTTGTATTTAGTTCAAGTATTTTTGGTATGATATCTTGTTTATCTTTTTCATGAGTTTCAGTTTTAGTCCAGTAGACATAATGACACGGAAATCTGAAGTACGGCATATGTAAATATATATTATCGACTTTAATATAGATGAGTCAGTACTTGGAACTACCCACGTACGATTTTCTTGAGATGACATCAGAAGAAAAACAGGTTATACTGAAAGACTTCAACCAACCTATAGTGATACGCGGACTATATCAATCTAAAGCTATGCAGATGAGTTCAGAAAGTATCATCAAATTATTTGGTGATTCAAAATTACCCATTGAGTTTTACGATACACCTGAAACTCGATTCTATGATTCCGATACAGGAACTGCTACGATGAAAGGACTTTTTGAACATTGGAAGACTGATAAACTCCCAATCTTATATTGTGCTGAAGTTGACTTGTTTAAACAAAACATGTCAGAGTTATTAATCGAAACATTTAGAAATCCAAATACAGAACCTAAAAAAGCCGAAGCTTTATTGCTCTATTTGGGGAAGAATTGGGGTAGCGATTTACATATGCATATTAGGTCTGATTTTATCCTAAACCAGGTATTTGGTAGTAAAACAGTCTACATATTCGGTAATTATGACAATCCGAATATCAATAAAAATAGTTCATTTGACATGAATAAATACAATACCCCCAAAGAGGATTTTTTTAGTTTAGATCATAGTCAAATGAAAATCTACAAAGTTACATTGCAACCAGGTGATAGTTTATTAATCCCCCCTTGGTACTGGCATGCGACCCGTGGTCACGATATAAACATGTCCATCACACAAATATACATCAGAAATAACCTGTCATACCTACTAACTAACCCAAACATTATCATAGATTATATGATTTTGTATCCAGAAATTCTATATGTACTCGTGATATTCATCGTGATTATTCTCACATCTCACCACGTTCGATGAGTTTCTTGCGGTTCTCTAGGTGAAGACCTTTGACGAGAGACTTGTTTTCAGCGCCATATGGAACGGCGTACCCCTCGTCACACATCCACTTGTTGACATTCGTCCAAGTGCCATCCTCACATACCCAAACCTCCGCGAGGACACGACCAAACTTACCCCTGGAATCCGCCTCGGGGCATCTGAGTTCGATTTCGATATCATCCTTCTCAGATGCGACCGCCTTTAGGCACCACTCCTTGAGCTTCTTCTTGGAGAGGAGACCAAACTTCTTCTCCTCTGCGTCAGATGTGCGAGACTCAGGGGTATCGATACCGAGGAGACGGACACGCTGCTTTGTGCAGACATCGAAGCCGAGGTCGATGGCGACATCGATGGTGTCACCGTCGACCACCTTCTCAAGGGAGGAGACACGATACTTGAAGTTACAGGGTTCGACGTTGTAGGAAGAGGACATTTTCTACTCTGAAGAGACTTAAAATCTTTATGCTACGTTAAAGTATGAAATGTATCGCAACCTTTTCCGAAAATAATTTGTACAAAATCAAACTGGCAAAGACTCGTAAGAATGTACTTGAAGGTATGTACAGACGACCGAGTATCAAGAGGGAAGTGAGCGACGAAGTCGCGAACCCGAGACTTCGTTTACGTTTCACAGAAGCGATAAAAGAAGCACAGGAAATATGCGAAGATAACATAGAGTCCCAGGAGTGTCACTGGGCATGGTACGAGGTGGATGAATTGGAGGATTCCCTCATGCGTCAATGATGACCGTGGGTGGTTCATCGTCGTATCCATAGAATTTGATAGAAACACCGTAGAGTTCATTGAGTCTAGGGTGTAGGTCCTCATTGATGAACCATTTCCATTCACGCAAATCTGTAGAAAAGTATTCACATCTATCTTCCCCGAAGCTACGTTTGAGGAGGAAGTCCTCGTAGCGAACCTCTTTCATGAGGGAAAAGACTCCCTCTGGTACGGGGACTGTACCCTTTTTCGCCGCATCGAATATGTCGATGACATAATATCCACGTGCGTCGCAGATTATGTTCACTTGTATATCGGGGAATCCTTTGATGAAGGATTCAAAGTCTGCATCACTTGGAAGAGTTGTGAAAATTGTCGGACCGACTTCATCGGGAATCACTTGCAGGAATGAGGGGTGTGTATGATACGCGATGGGTGCATCCGACCACTCCGACTCAAGAACACTCGCATCGACGCGCGCCCTCTCCTTAGAGGTGACGTAAGTGAGACCTTTGTAGTTCATGCACCTATCGTACTTGACCTTACCTCCATATTCCCACCTATTCTTTGATGACAACTTACTCACAGATTTCAAATCTCGCACCACGATTTTTGTAATGTGTAACCTGTGTGCGGTCATCCTATATTCATGATGACATTTTTATCCAGAAGTGTAATCTCACCGAGCTGGTCCCATGTGTAGTACTTGACGGATATGCCAAACTTTCTGCGCATGATAGGGTCTATGTAGTTGTTCACAGCTCGTTTCCATTGGGTAGGTGTGGTTTGAAAATACCCCAGGTTACTCCAAGTAACTGACACTCTCTGAAATTCTTGTCCTCGTACGAGACGGTTGAACTCACGGGTGACATCATCAACATTGGGTTTGTTCAGGTTTGTTTCGATGAGGTCGATGATGTAGTACCCTTGATTTTCGAGGATGAGATTCGCTTGCATGTTTGGGTATTCGTTTATGTACACTCTAAAATCAGCTTCACTCGGGTACGTGAAAAGTGGAGTCGCGTATTCAGGGACGGGGTGTGTGTGATACACGATGTATTGAGTCATCTCTTCTTGTGTCGGCTGCACAGTGGCGAGTTGCTGATTCGTACGAGCTGTGGGTCTATTGAACTTGACGTAGTTTCGGGTATTTGATACAGTGAATGGAATCGAACCCGCATATTCGACACGTTGTTCCCATGTCTTTTTGTATATGTCTTGAAGCTCCTTGATTGTTTTACGACTCAGGCGAACAGACAACACATTGCCGTCGGAAGCCGTGACTGTACCCAGGTTGAACGCATTTCTGGGTATGTTCACACGCCTAAAATTACGAGCGAGGCGATTGATGGCAGCGTTGATTCGTGTCATTCGCCGCTGTCTCTCCACTTGACGACGTCTGTTGAGAGCCTGTCTACGCACAGTGTCGACCTTGCGTTTCTCGGTCGTTTGTGTGGAAGTCTTTTTGACCGAGACCATCTTACTTTAGATAAAGATTTAAATAGATGGATGTCTAATGAATATAGAGGCATTCGCTCGAGAGATATATTCTCAACTGGGTCCTGGCTACAGTGAGAGAGTATACCACAATGCGATGGAAGTTTTACTGAGGGAGAGAGGTATTCCATATGAATCTGAGAGGATCATCACGATTCCATTCAAGGGACATGTGATTGGCAACTTGAGGGCAGACATTATTATTGACAACGAGATTGTTCTAGAGTTTAAAACTATTCGAACTCTGAATGACGCGGCGGAGTTGCAGGCTCATAACTATCTTCGTCTGACAGGTCTGAAGACGGCGTATCTGGTGAATTACCCCCCTCATCCGGAGCGGGAGGTGGAGGTGCGACGGATTCAAGTAGAACCATCAGAGGAAGAATCCGAGCCAGATTGTGATAGAACCTCTGGGATTCCGTATAATGTGTCTGTGGATCTATTACAGCCGCTTGAAGAATATCTTGAGCCCTTTGGAGCAGAGTCCGAGCTTCTTCTAGACAGTGGTGTACCGCTGGGTCGGCTTGACTGATCGTCTCGAGATGAGGAAGAACTTTGGTTTCCAACTCATAGAGGGCGAGGAGGGCTGGCTCGTCGTTCATTTGGTATAGTTGTATTTGCGTCCATACTTAGGTGGTATTTCCAAGTACACGGGTTCCCCACCACTTGGGGGTTTTCGACAAAAGTTTTTACATTTGCAGCAGTCACGGGGGTTCGTGAGCTGCCTTTTGTTTGCGTAACACTTCATGGGAAGGTAGATGTCCTTCTTGAGAATTCGAACGATTCTATCAATCAAAATCATAATAACTTTTCACGTACCCAATCTCTATCCTTCTTAAAAATTTTGGACAACTTAGGGTCTTTATTTTTAAAAAGTATCATGAGAACGTTCAAACGCCTAAAGAGACCGAGGGGTGGTTCACCCGCCCTGACGACCCGCATGAGGGCGCGGTGCCGAGCAAGTTTAGACTTTTCCTTGACATCCTCATAGCCATGGGCACTGAGGATACCAGAGTTGCTGAGGGGGATGCGCACGACCATTTATTCTACTCTGACTTTATTTTTTACCCTCACAGATGAGACATACTCTCTGTCTACCGAAACAACCGGTACATAAAAAGTGTTCACATTTGCGAAACTTGACACACTCACTCTGTACATGACAATTTGGGCATGGGAACGTTTTGAATTGGAGGGTTTCATTCTTGAATCTCCAAAAGCATGAGGTACACACCTTTAGACCAGGTCTCATCGTTTTTCCACACACGGGAAAATTCGGACAAGACATCTACTTACACTGTCGGAATAAATTCCCATTTAAGGTCGCGACATATTTTTTTCCATATGACATCTTGTTGGTATAACTTCTCTTTGGATTTCAGGAGTGGAAAGTATCTCAGATATTCATCTTCACCCAGAAGTTCACAAAACTTATAGAGTACGTAAGAGTAACTCAAAAAGTTTTTTCTTTCTGTGGGGCAGTTATCATCAAATGGTTTCTGAATATCTTTGAACATGATTCGAAGATACTCCTCCAACTCCTGTGGCATGTTCGGAGGTTTGATACCATTCAATATGTTTGTGATGTATGGTACATGTTCATAGTATTTGTTGAGTTTTAGTTTTTTTAAGAGTCCTCGAATCTTTGCATGTGTAATATCTTCTAGCTTTTTGATCTTCATCTTTTTGAGTTCTCCACGAAGTTGTTCGATGACTTCTTCGGGAATTGTGGTCATTTCCTGTGCCTGAAATTGCGACAACCACTCGTTGAAGTGGTTTTCTCTTTTATATGAATAATTGACAACTTTTTCTGACGTTTCTTGTTCTTCTCTGTATGTTAATTCTTCGCTGATTAAGGTTGCTATGATCGCACCACACGAGTCACACACGAGGTCACTCGTGTCGTGAAAGTGGAGGAGGTTACTTTCTGGACACGTGGTACACTGTTCGACCATTCGCTCCCTGGGTTTGGCTATATTTTGATTTTCAACTTCGATGAGATAATCCGTGAATATATCTTTTCGTTTCAGACCGACCGTCTCTTTTACGTTAAAAATATTATCCGTGTTCGTAATCTCCTCACTTTCATCGGTATACTGGTTCATATACGGCATACATTTCATGATGTACTCTGCCATATCGGATTCATACTTTTTCTTGTTTGTTGGGTCTTTCTTTATACATTCGCTCCATTCATCTATTCGATTGTTATATCTACTTAAAAAATTACCTTCCATTCCTTATAAAGAGATGCTGGCCAAACTTTTAAGTAGTATTTTCTTCCTTTACAAATACATCATCACACCACGAGACTATTCGATCATCTCCGAAGAACTCGAATACAAGTTGGATCATGACATGGACTACATGATCGAAGACGACTTTTGGATGAAAGAGAGTAAAGACTGGGAAGATGAGATTCTTGAAGACTATTACGTGAACGTGACTGGTAAAGATTTCCGACACACACTCGTACCACAAAATGTCATGAAAACAATTCTTCGAGTAAAATACTATTTCAACGGTAAGAAGTACACAGCCATATCAAATGACATCGAATTCAAGCCGGGTGAAAATGAAGAAAGTGTCATGCACTTCAGCATCCCTTTGAGTAGTGCTTGGATCGTAGATCATGATGATAAACCGATGCGAAACATTACTGAAAAGGTGAAACGGTACTCCGGACCACGAAACGATTTTCACGGACAGCGAGTTCCACTGAAAGACTTTTTGTTCTATGATGAGGAAACACTTAAGGAAAAGTTTCCGAAAATTGTATTGACAAACTCTCTTGGTATGAAAAAAACGCTCTCGACACTTGATGACTTTACCACTAATCTTCAGATACCTTAGTCGCCAAGTAAAACTTGAGTTCACCCAGGTTGGCGACGTTATACTTTAAAATCAAAAATCTATTTCCAATCTCCTGTATAATTTGCACAGACGCACACATACTCGTCGCCTTTGTAAAGATATTCAGATACTTCAAACTGTAGAGACCCGTGATCTTCGGGCTTTCATCGGGACATTCGATGATCGTCTCTTGGTTTGCGAAATCGCCTTCACACCTGAAGTTAATTATTTTCGAATCACGAGTGATTTCGATGTCTGTGCCTATATTCGACATGTCTCGACAGAGGCGCTGAAAGTCAGCGGATGGGAGTGTCGTGACAGTCGTCATTTCTACATCGGGTACTTCGATGCGACTCTCGTTGATGTCCAAAAGTTTCAGTTGAAACTTGGATATCGTCTTCTTCGTCTCACTGATAATCTCGATATCCAAGAATTCTTTTGAGTGTATCGCCATCTTGAGAACATCGTTGTTGGTGATTGTTTTTAGTAACTTAAACGTATTCGAGATGTTGATACCAGCGATGATTTCTTCCTGATCACACTGATACTCCTCGAAATTGTCAGAGGGTAGGTGCATGTCTACGAGTGATGTTCGAGCGCTATCGAGTGTGACGACGTACATTCCATCTGGCCTGAAATATATATTCACGTCGTTGAGAATATCCTTGAGTACCTCAAAGGTTGATTTGAATGCCGAAGCTTGTATCGTAACAAGTTTCATATCTAATAGGTTATATGGGTTACATCTTTAAATCTGTATACGCGACACCTTTCGAAACTTCTCGATTAATCTTTTCTTCAAGTTCTTTCGTCATCGCAGGCTGAAGAGACTGACCGTAGTCGTCGAGGTGAAACATACCCGAATTTGCATCGTTTCCATCTAGACTCGACATGGAGCCACCAAATCCACCGATCGCACCCTGTTCAACCTCCTTCTTCGGGAGAAGTGAATCGAGCCAATTTTTTATTTCGTTACCCACGAGAATCTTTCCATTCTTGGTGAGCATCGTGGGAACACGATTGATCTTGTTCCTGTAGTTTGCAGGAATGCCCTGTGTGTTGATGTTATGATACTGTACGAGTTGCTTCAACTGGGGAACTTTGTTGATGTAGTCAACGACATCCATAGAGTGTTTGCACCTCGGACTATAAATCAGGAGCGACATCTACTATCTATAGGGTATTTTGTAAAAAAAAATTAACGCATTATAGTAAACATGAGTTACTTGATCGCGATCATTCTCATCGTGTTGGTAATTTGCATCACAACTTCCCACGAATCCTTCACGGAAGTGTTTGGTCTCTCAGGCCACGCGAAGCCAGTCGGGTCGGTGAAGCTTGATGACCCCAGACCAGATCTCTCCAAATATAAAGAGGTTGAGGCGAGTGTCGACAATGACAACATCGAAGAGTTTGTGCTTCAAGCCAATCGGGAGATTTCGAAGCGTACCGGTATTTGTACATACATCATCGAGACGACGATGGTTCGTCATTACAAGGGTGAAGACAAGGATATCTATGAATGTATGTTCATGGCCGTGAAGAAGGGTGGATTCTCGTTCGGGTTCTCTGTCGTCGCGTCGTATGATGTTGAGCGAAACGGTAAGGTTACCCTGACGTCGCTTCGGTCGCAGCCACTCGGTGTCCAGGCTCCATCTAATGTGAAGGCATTCACAGATGGATCTCCTGGTAAGGCATTCCTGGAGTATAATCTCGTCAAAGAGGTGGCTGTTCCCACAAAAGCTGAGTTAGATTCCCTGAAAAATAAATTACAGTAATTGTAATGATCAGCATCGATGATGTCACGAAGATTGATGAAAAGCGAAAACAGATTCGTAAAGAAATTTACAAAAAAATCTATGATCAGTTTTCCGCCAAGATTAAACAAACAGTCGAACTTGGACACAAACAGATTTTCCT